ATACGAAGTAAGGGTAAGGAATAATGGAACCAATAAATAACGAACTTCATACGCGTATCCTCCGGGATCTGAAGAACCGCGCAACATGGGACGCCCGGCAGAGGCAGTTCTATGAGATGCGAACGTTCGGAATGCGTCGCAAGGTTAAGCCATGGCCCACCGCGGCAGACATGCACGTCGCGCTGATTGATCGTATTATCGAAAGGCTAAAACCTAACTATGTCAACTCAGCCCTCGGCAACGACGTCGTCGCCGGGTTTGTTCCTATGCGCCAGCAGTTGGCTCCGCTTACTGTCACGGCAGAACGATACTTCGACTACAAAATCCGGGAACGCACTGCATTCCAATTTGAGATCGTTCGCCTAATCGACGACATGCTTTTATTCGGTCGCTCCGTACTCAAATCAATTTGGGACGAGGGCAAGAAGGAGATCATTTTCCAGGCGATCGATCCAACCAGGTTCATCGTGCCGGACCAGACTGTTGCCCTAGACGACGCCGACTACCTTTGCCACGTCATGGTCCTATCCGTTGACCAGTACAAGCGCGTCGCGGCCTACAACCAGGACGAGGACTTCATCAAGAGGATCGCCGGACGCGGGACCAAGTTTGAGGGCATCAATACCGAAAAGGAACAAGCCGTTTACCAGCGTGAAGGCATCACCTACGACTCTCGCCCGGACCGGATTATTCTTTGGGAGATCTACACCAGGAACGAAGACGACGAGTGGAATGTTTGCACATACTCGCCCCTAGCGACAACTGATCCAGTGCGCGAAGATTTTGTCCTTCCCTACAAGCACAAGCAGTGCCCATTCACAGAGTTTAGCTATGAATTGACCAACGGAGGATTCTACTCATCCCGCGGACTTGCAGAGATCCTGGCTGCCAATGAGATGACCCTGGCGAAGCTAAAGAACTCCATGCTCGACTTCTTGGAACTGGCAAACCGTCCGTTGTTCCAGGCCGACAATCCTGTCTCTCTCAACATGGCGAATCTAAAAATGCAACCTGGGCAGATCCTGCCCCAGGGCATTAAGCCTGTTCAGATGACCACCCCTCCGATGGACTTCATGCGAGTCATGTACGACGAACGCGCAGAGGCAGAGCAGAGAGTTGGAACGATTGATTTTGGCGTAGGCAACAACCCCTCGGAACCCGGTAGCTCCAGAAAAACAGCGACTGAAATTCAAGCGTTGGTGAACACCGGGTCCGCGGGTGCTGATTTAAGAAACCGTCTTTTCCGCATGTCGCTAGGTCGCCTGTTCCGTCAGTGCTGGTCGATCTATCTGCAGTACGACAAGAAAGATCTGAACTTCCGTTATGCAGAAGATACCGGGACCGTCCCACCGGAAGCATTGCACGAACAGTATTCGATCATGCCCAAGGGCGGGTACGATTTCCAGACTCGCCAGTTCCAGCTTCAGAAGGCAGTAGCCAGGATGCAACTGCTCGGTCAGTCTCCGTTCATCAACCAGGCTGAACTTGTGAAGTCTGTGCTCGAACTCGACGACCCGAGCTTGGTACGTCGCCTGGTCCAGGACCCGATGATGAACCAACAGGAGCAGAGGGAAGAGCAGGCGAAGGAACTCGCCGCAATGATGACGACCGCGTTTCCGATTACGATCAAGCCGACCGACGATCATCGTGCCCACCTTGAGATCATCTTTGACTTTCAACAGGCTGCCGAAAAAGGATTCCGCCAGGTTGACCAGGCTACAGCACAGGCGATCGGTCAGCATTTGGATCAGCACTTGCAGGCGCTCGAGCAGATCGATCCGAACACTGCCAGGGCGATTACTGCCGAGCTCAAGAAAATGAACAAGGCAAAGATGAGACAGCAGGAGCAGTTAATTGGGGCCCAAGGTCAGTTGCCTCCTCCAGAAATGGCTGGACAAGTTCCTCCCGAGATGGCACAACCGATGGTGTGATTGCGCTAATGAGACCGGAGGAGCAGTTGAATGCTCTTCGTGCGTTGTATTCTTGGGCGAATGAAATTAATGTGGATGGAATAGCTGTTGAAGTTGGCACTTTCTCCGGAGAGAATGCAGTCGTAATGGCTAAATATTTCAATAGGGTAGTGACAATTGACCCATGGTTGAATGGGTACGACAAAGATGATCACGCATCAAATGCAGATATGGCAGAGGTAGAAAAAAAATATTTAGAACGCACCGAATCCTTTACAAATATTTCACATATAAAATTGCCAAGCATTGAGGCGTCAAAGCAGTTTGAAGACGCGTCGGTTGACCTTGTGTATCTAGATGGGGACCACCGAGCCGAGGCACTATTGGCGGATATCGATGCCTGGAAACCAAAGGTTAGGCCAGGAGGAATTCTTGCTGGCCATGACATAAACATGGAAAGTGTGCATGATGCTCTAAAGCAAAGGTTTATGGGAGTTACCGCAAGGATATTCACAGATAGTTCATGGGGGATAATTATATGACAAAACTAAGAGCGATCTCAAATTTTATTCGATTTACCAAATGGGTCGACGAGCCGGAATGGACCGGGGACGACGCCAGGGCCCTTGGAAGTTTCATGAGATCAGAGCATGGCGTAAGGTTCGCCGCGATCCTCAGAAATATGACAATTCGACAGGATTCTAGCGCAGTTCAAAAAGGCGACTTGACAGCATGTGGATTCGCAATAGGCTTCAGATCTGCAGTGGCAGTTATCGATTCCCTTGGAATTGATGCCACTCATCCCGCGGGAGGGGCAGACGACTAGAGGTTACCCGCGGAGTACAAAGACTAGTCAAATTCCCGCCCGGGATCGTTAACCATTCCGGGGCTGGAGTAAAGGGGTTAGCATGGGTGATGGAATAGAACTGACGGCGGAATCGTTACGAAGAGCGGCCATGATTGAGGATGGGATTATCCCTCCAGATAAAGTGGAAGCGAAAACGGAGACGGCGCCAACGTCGGAACCAGTGGAGAAGACCGAGTCGAATCCCACGTCGACGACAGAACCTAAAACAGAAAATTCGCCTTCTACGACCGAAGTCGTGGATCAAAAAGGTGATAGTTCTTTAACAACGACAGAGTCTGAGAGTCCGGTTGAGTCATCCGACAAGGCCAAGGAACCCAGCAAGTACGAGAAGCTAAAGAACCGTCAGCAGAAAGAATGGGATGCCATTCAGCAAGCTAAGGCGGAATCTAAAGCCGAAAAGGAACGCTTGGAACGTGAGCGCCAGGAATTCATGCGCGAACGTGAAGAGGCACGGAAGGCAGACCAGGAGAGACCAGCAGGCAAGTTTGACGCGACCGACTACCGAAACGCTGCGAAGCAGTTCCGGGAAGAGGGTCGAGAAGACCTAGCCGAGCAGGCCGACAAGAGAGCTCAAGAGGTTGAAAAGTACGAAGTACAATCTCAAGAGAGAAAAGTTAAGGAGATGGGCGAGAAGGCTTGGAACGAGAATCTGAGCAGATTGGTTGATAAGCATCCAGATCTGAAAGATTCAAATTCTGGCTTGCATAAAAAAGTAGCAGAACTGCTTAACTCAAAAGCAATTCTTCGCCAGTATCCTGACGGCATCGTTGACGCAGTCGAGATCGCACAACTTGCTCTTAAAACGGATAACTCAACCGGATTAGCAGATGAAGTCGAAAAGCTCCGCAAAGAAAATGCGGAGTTCAAAAAACGTTTACAACCTGGAGTTGGCTCGCCGTCAACACCGGCACCGAAGAAACAGTTTAGGGATTTATCCGTAGCTGAACAAGGTGTCGAACTTCGCCGAATGGCGATGGAATTTGACGACGCTAACTAAGGTTTAGACAACAGGAGATAAAATTATATGGCACTAGTAACCTCTGGCTCGCTCGCAGCGGCCTACCAGGAGTACTTCTCGAAAGAGTTGCTCCAACGTCAATTGCCCATCCTTCAGATGGAACAATTTGGAATGAAAGCGGCGCTTCCGCGTAAAAACGGAAACAAGCAGATTCGCTTTTTCCGCTACTCGAATCCGAGCATTAGCTCGATCATCGAAGTAACGTCGGAAGGCACAAACCCTGGCAATAACGAACGTGAGTTGACCCTGTCGACTGTTGGTGCGACCCTCCAGCAATTCGCCAGCTTGGTCAAGCTGTCTGACATCCTGCAAGCCACAAACTTGTTTGATTCAATGGCGCAAGCCACGACTCAATTGGCAGAAGATCATGCGTTGCATGCCGACACCCTCGTTCACCGCGTGCTCACGACCGGAACTACCTCCGGAACTGGCACTCTGTCTACCTCGGTCCGCTACGCGCAGAACAGCAACTCAACGGCATTCATTGCCGCGACAGCAGCTAACTCGGCCTTCACGGCACTCGACTTGCTCGATTCCGTGACGTCCCTCCGAGTTGACAAGGCTCCTACAATCAAGGGTGGTTACATCCTGGTTGCGGATCCTCGTACTGCTCGTTCGATCCTCAACGATGACGACTACATCCAAGCGCATCACTATTCGGGCACGGACAGCTTGCTGAAGGGTGAAGTTGGCGCGTACTACGGAGTGAAGACTCTGTTGTCGCACAACATTCTGTCCTTCGGTTCTGCTTCTGCTAATGCCATCTCTGGCACTGCAGCAGCGGCCTACAACTCCAGCACTGCGCCTTTCTTGGCGAACATTGTGCTCGGTGACCAGGCATTCGGCGTACCTAGCCTCACAGGCGACTCGCCCTATAGCCCCAAGGTCCTAATTGCAGAAGGTCCGGACAAGTCCGACCCTCTGGATTTGGTAACCTCGGTCGCTGTCAAAACGTACTACACCGCGGTTCAGTTGAACGGAGCGTTCTACCGAGTCGTGTTTAGTCGTTCTGAAGTCAGCTAATTAAATGGGCGCGATCGTATTAATGATCGGGCCCGAAGCGAAGGCTCGGGGAGGCAAAAATCTCCCCGGGCCCGAGCCTAAAAGCAAGGGGACAAAAATGGCTAACATCGTAAATATTCCGATCGAAAATCTAGCTATCTCGCAAGAGACCGAACAGGCCGAGCCTATGGTTGGCGATATGGTTGAATTGACCGGAGAAGTTGTTGAAATCAAAGAAGGCGTTGCCATGGTTCGCGTAAGCGAGGCAGAAGGAGAGATGGAAGAAGAATCTCCAGAAGCCGAAACCGAAGGCGAACGTCTCAGGAATGCAGCCGTCGAGATGGACGGTGGGGAAATGATGGAAGACTGATGCCACTCTACGAGTATGAAGACAGGGACACCGGGGGCGTTGTAACGCTCGAGCGTCCGGTAGATGAAAGGGACAATGTCCCAAGTAAACTAAAACGACGCAACTTTCCCTCCAGCTTCAGACTTGTTAATTGTGGTTCAGACCCAGCATACCATCCAGCGGCCATGGACGGTCGCAACATTCTAAAAGGTTATCACGCACTAGAACAGAAACTCGGCTCAAGGTTCCGCCCAAGACATAAAGCCGATACAATCAAACAAGTTTGGGCAAAACATAGGAAATTAGATCCATGAGTGATATTAATCTGCGCCGCGAATTGAAAGCAAAAGGCAAGCCCATCCGGCTTGACTCAGCCAAGGAAGCAGTTGCTGTTGAGTTCATCACGACAGCAACCACCGGGACATTTGTCTCTGGTACTTCTACCCTCGGCATCACAGTTCGGTTGAACGGCACTAACTACAAGATCCCGGTCTACAGCTAATGTCTGCCGAATTAGATCGTTTTGGAGCCAGGAACGGTTTTACCGTTGGCACCACAGGCGTTGCCGGACAAGCATATTGGGCAATCCAAATGCTGGCCGACACGACCTTCAGCGCTATTGCAGGAGACTACGATGGCACACTGACAGGCGTGACGATCGGTTCCGGGAACATAATCTACGGACAGTTTAACAGCTTCACCGCTGGAACTGGACGTGTGATCGCCTACAAGGGCTAATTACCTATTAGCAGTCAACCCGCCAAAGGTTCTATCCCTTGGCGGGTGATTGCATTGTAATTTTATGCCAAGACTATCTCTAGGACTAGGAGTGCAGGCCATCCGCAAGGTTGGTGGTGGTGCCGCACCCAGCGGGATTCCTATTTCTACTGCAACAATAACGGTTCTAACCGTTGGAGCTACAAGTGCGGCAACAGTTGGTCCATACACTAAGCAAAGCGATACCGAATGGTCGGGGGGTAGTGATTATTATTTAAGATATGATGGCACTTGGTATTTTCAAAATGAAGATACAGGCGCGCTCTCTTATCATCCTACTGGCACAAACCCTAATTTTATACCCAACACAGGATGGAGCGATGGCATCACCATCACCGCCGCTTGATATAATACTATGCCAAGACTATCTCTAGGACTAGGAGTGCAAAACATCCGCAAGGTTGGTGGTGGAGCCGCACCTAGCGGATTGCCAGTAGCATCAACGCCTTCAATAGTGGTTGTTGGTTCTGGTGGAGTGCCTTCTGCAACATATAATAAAAAAGAGGAAGAAGATTATATTGGAAATGTAGGCATAGATTTGTTTTATGCTGGGCCTTTTCCCCTTTACAACAAATCTCCAGACGCATTTCCAAATACTGATGTATATTTTTTGATTGCTCCGAACGCTACGGTTTTAGACTTTGATCAATCCACTATTTATACCAACACTTCAAACTGGAGAATAATTCATCTTTTTGATAACGAAGGATCTACTTTTGACCCAGTCGCAACAAATCCAAGCACGAATGTTGATTACATACCAACCTCTGGATGGACTCCTAGCATCACCATCACCGCCGCTTGATGAACATTCCGCTAGCCATCCTCTGCCTTGCATTTGCCTCCTGCTCGCCAAAGCACGAAGACAACAACGCCCTTCCACGCTACAGTGACATGAGTGCTGCATCCGACCTTGGGGCAACTAATCCATGAGCGAAGACCAAG